ACCACCGAAGCCAAAGAAGGCCGCTGGATCGACGGTCTCCAATACAACGCCCTCGATCAGCTCATCAAGCTGCGCGTCCGTCTTGATGATTCCCTTGGTTATGCACCTTCAGCCAAGACGCTCGACCTCTCCGCTGCCAATGTATTCCAGCTGAAAGTGCAGGCCCGCTTCAACGAATACCACGGCAGTCCCATCATCTTCCGCAGCAATGAAGACCTGCTTGATGTGCTCGACCTCAAAGCCATCCGCAAGCACAGCGCCAAGATCCGCAGCGCCCTGCTCGGAGCCACCACCACGCGCGATGGCAAAGTGCCCAATGCCATGCAGCAAGCTATGGCCGCCGAAAAGCTCGGCACGCCCGCAGCAGATACTGGCAAGCGCTTCATGGAGATCGCCGACGGTGCCGTCATGATCCCGCTCGCCGATGGTGAGACCATGAACTTCTTCCAGGGTGGAGAGGCCATCCCCTTCAAGACCATCCTTGAAGAGCTCACCCACCCCTTCGTCTTTGGCCTCGGTTATCCCATCGAGTGGATCTTTGGCATGGGTAGCCTCGGTGGCACCGCCTTCCGTGGGGTCATTGAAAAGGTCAAGCGTGCGCATGAGAACCTCCGCTGCATGCTCTATCCGCTCCTTCAGTGGACGTGGGAATGGGTCATCGCTGATGCCATGCAGCCCGGCGGATCTCTGTATCAGTTCGCCACCGTCGAGGACTGGAACCAAGTCGACTTTGTCTGTGACCCCGATCCCTCCGTCGATCTCGGGCGTGATCATCGCGCCGACATGGAGCGCCTGCGCGCCAATGCTGAGACCATGGAGGACTTCATCGAGCGCCGCACCGGCGGCAGTGGTCTCGCCGTGCGCCAGGCGCGCATCCTTGAAAAGCTCGGTGATGTCCAGTTCGCTCTCGCCAATCGCGGAGAGATCCCAGCCAGCATCGCCACCCTGCTCGCCATCGACCCCGCCCATCTTCAGGCCATGGCCGGCATGGCAGGCACCCTGTCACCCGATGACATCGCCGCCGAGCTCGCCGCCATCGATACCGACGCAGCTTCCAGTTAGGCCACGCCTTCATCCTTCAGCCTTCACTCCTTCATCCTTTCCCCGGGTGATTGACACCCGGCAGCGTGCATGCCTTCCTGGTTCAACTTCCGCGCCGCTGCCAATGACTCCCTCACCATCGACATCACCGATGAGATCGGATGCTGGGGCGTCTCCGCCAAAGCCTTCGCCGATGCGCTCAAAGCAGCAGGCCAGCCCAAGACCATCGAGCTCAATCTCGACAGCCCTGGTGGCGACTGCTGTGACGGCTTCACCATTTACGATGCCCTGAAAAACTGTGGGGCTGAAGTCACCGTCAACATCACCGGCATGGCCGCATCCATGGCCAGCGTCATCATGCTCGCCGGGCAGACCATCAATATCGCCGAGAACGGCCGCGTCATGATCCACCGCGTCACCGCCGGAGCCATGGGCAATGCTGACGAGCTCGACGCCGCTGCCAAGATCGCCGCGCAGTTCGAGGACCGCATCGTCGCCCTTTACGTCGCCCGCACTGGCCAGAAAGAAGCCACCATCCGCGACTGGATGAAATCGCAGCAGGGCACCTGGTTCTTCGGGCAGGATGCCATCGATGCCGGATTCGCAGATGCCCTCATCACAGGCACCAAGGCCAAGGCCTTCAAGGCCCAGTGGTCCCATCTCTTCACCATGCTGCCTGCTGCTTTGTTTGACACCGCCGCGCCAGCAGTCGCATCACGCGTCCCTGACCCATCCCCCATGAAAGCCCTCCTCGCCCTCGCCTCCCTGGTCGGCATCACCGTCAAAGGTGATGAGACTGAAGACCAACTCGCCGACCTCGTCGCCGCCTACAAGCCCGCGCCGCCCAAGGTCGAGATGAACCTCGAAGATCCTGAAACCAAAAAGCTCTTCGATGACGCCGTCGCCGCAGGCTGCGCCGCCCTCAAGACCGAGTTCACTGGCGAGATCGCCAAGCTCACCGCCCTCCTGAAAAACGGAGCCGCAGCATCTGCCGCCGCTGGTGCCCCAGTCGCCGGTGCCGCTCCTGCCGCCGGGCAAAAAACCCTCACTCATGCCGAGTTCCGCGCCCTCAGCCATCCTGATCGCAATGCCTTCATGCGCGCCGGTGGCAAGCTCGTCGACGCCTAACCATTGACACTCACACTCTCCCGAATTCTCACCCCTTAAAACTCACCAAATATGTCGAACGATATCTCTCTCACCGGTCTCACCGAACTCGTCTACGCCACCCGCGACCAAGTCGCGCGTGAAGCCACCGGCTTCATCCAGGGTGTCACCATCAACTCCAGCGATGTGGGCGTCTCCATCGGTGGCACGGTCAACAGCTTCCGCAGCACCGCACCGACACTGAACACCAGCTACACGCCCGCCATGACGGTGCCTGCGGCTTCTGACATCACCACCGCCACGGACACCATGACCATCGGTCAGGTCGCCAACGTGCAGATCCCGCTCAAGGGTGAGCTCGTCCGCCAGCTGAATAACACCGCCGGTGCCGCTGCCTTCCAGAGCCTGATCGCTCAGGGTATCCGCACGATCGTGAATGCCATCGAGGCGCGCATCGGTGTCGTCGCCAAGAACGCCATCAGCCGTGCCGTCGGCACCGCTGGCACCACACCATTCGCCAGCAATGCCGACCTGGTCGCCACCATGCGCCAGATCCTGCAGGACAATGGTTGCCCACTGTCTGACGGTGAGCTCTCACTCGTCATCAACTCCGCCGCCGGAGCCAAGATGCGCAACCTGTCCAACCTTTACAAGGTGAACGAAGCTGGCAGTGACAACCTGCTCCGCCGTGGTGAGTTGCTCAACCTGCACAACTTCTCCATCCGTGAGAGCGCAGGTGTCGCCGCTCACACCAAGGGCACAGGTGCTTCCTACCTGGTCGACCTCGTCGCCGGTTATGTCGCGGGCGACCGCACGATCCACATCGACACCGGCACTGGCACGGTGGTCGCCGGTGACTTGCTCGCCTTCGAGTCGGACACCAATGTCTATGGCGTCTTTTCCGGCTGTGCCGGTGACGGTGACCAGGACATCATCCTCAACTATCCCGGCCTGCGCGCTGCGCTGGCTAACAACAAGACGGTCACCGTCGGCAATTCCTACACGGGCAACGTCGGCTTCCACCGCTCCGCCATCGAGCTCGTCATGCGCCCGCCAGCCATGCCTGAAGGTGGTGACGCAGGTCAGCATGAAGTCATCTATGATGACCAGACTGGCCTTGTGTTCGACCTGGGTCTCTACAAAGGACGCGGCATGAACATGCTGGAGCTGACCTGCATGTATGAGGCCAAGGCTTGGAAGCCTGAGTTCATCGCAGGCCTGCTCGGCTAAACAATTCCCCGGCGTTCCTCCGGGTTTGCACACGACGCATCGGGGCCACTGCTTTTGGTTGAGCAGTGGCCCCACTCATTTTTTGACATGGCGCGCGGTCCATGCGCCACACACTGCAAGAGACCACCACCGACCTCGACCGAGCCAACGGTCAACGCGTCATCCACATCTGTGCGGAGGACAGCTCCACCGCCGTCGTCTGCACCTTCGAGTTTCAGGAGAACAACGCCGTGTGGGATGCACCCGTGCAGCTCACGCCTGCCGCCGAGCCGCTTGGCAATGCCGCCTTGTCTGACCAGCTGCTCTCGCTCGTCTCCTGCCTGCGTGACTCACACTACCGCCGCGATCTCCGCCTATGAGTCTCTCCGCCCTGCAAGCCGCCAAGGCCCGCCACCAGTCCGCCCTCACCGAGCACTACTCACGCACCGTCACCATCGGCAGCGTCATCTGCCAGACTGCGGTGCAGATCGGCGGCATCGAGCAGCGGCCGGCCGCTGATGGTCGTGGCTTCACGCCCGTGCAGATGCTCACCACTAGCATCCTCAAGAGCCTGCTGCCCACCGCCCCGGCTTCACGATCCATGCTCCGCTGCAATGACCTCGACTGGCGCATCGACAGCGTCTCCGGGCATGATGCCTGTGAAGTCGCCTGGGCCATCACTGCCGTCCGCTTCCCCATCGCCTGATCATGATCGTCGTCACCGCCAAGCTCGCCCCGCTGCTGCGTGATCTGAAAAAGATTCCCGGGCAGTTCAACCGCGTCGCCAAAGAACTGGTCGACTCCGAAGCGCGCGGCTTTGTGCGTGACGCCATCCAGAGCACGCCGCCCTTTTATTCCCGCGCCGCGCCCACCCTGGACAATCCCGGCAAGTGGGAAACCGTCACTGGCACCGAAGCCAAGAAGGCCGGTGAAGTCGCCATCAAGACCGACCTGCTCGGTGGTCGGCGTGGCGCAGGCACCGTGCGTGGTGGCATCATCACCACCATGGATGACGCCCTCTTCGACTCCGCCGTCGAGCACAAGAAAAGCCAGAACGTCCGCCTCTTCATCCGCAAGGACGGCACCGTCTACGGCACCGATCGCAGCCTCTTCAAGCCAGACGCCACCACTGGCACCCTGCATGATCATCACAAGCGCAACTACAAGAACGGCCGCATGAGCAGTGCCGGTGGTCGTGAGCGCAGCATCGGCCGGTGGAAGTTTCTCGACAAGCTCGTGGTCCGCCGGAAGGTGCTCGACGCCTATCTTGCAGAGACCTACAAGAAGGTCGGCATTCTCTGCTCCGGCTGGGCCGCTGCCGCTGACAAGCTCAATGTCCGCCTGCCACTCTGGATCAAGCGCCACGGCACCAGCAACGGCACCGCCATCGTCACCGTCGGTGAGCTCAGCTACCATGTCCGCATCGAGAACGCCGTCGCCTACGGCACCGGGCAGCGGCTGCAATCCATCGCCGATCGAGTCGCTCGTGGCCGGCAGCGCAAGCTCGCCTCACGTCTGCCCTACGTCGTGCGTGGTGCCATCAAGCGCGCCAATCGTGAAGCACTCAAGGCCACCTGATTCCCATGACCCTCACCACCCAGCTTGCCACCCTGATTCAGGGTTATCTCAGCACTGCCGACGCCACCGCCGCAGGCATCCCCGACTGGCCCATCCAGCGGCAGGATGACGGCAGCACCCTCACCCATCCCAGCATCGTCGTCCGTGCCGATGAGCGCACTGGCAACCGGCTCCGCATCTGCACCGTCATCGTCAGCATCCACTGCGCCCCTGAGCCTGGCGCCACCGCCGCGCAGCTCGCCGCTGAGGCCGCACTCACCGCCGTCAATACCCTGCTGCATGATGAGGCCGCGCTCTATGACTACATCGCCGCAGCGTCCGTCAGCCTGCGCACCGGCTGGGCCTTGCACTACCTCACCCATCCCACACCGGATGATGTCCGGCGTGATGA